CCTCCTCGTCACCCTGGTTGAGCCGCAGCTCGAGAAACTCCATAATGTCGGCGTGCCACGGCTCGAGGTAGACTGCGATGCTGCCCTTCCGCCGGCCTCCCTGGTTCACGTAGCGGGCCGTCGCGTTGAACACGCGCAGCATAGGGATGATGCCGTCAGACTGACCGTTTGTACCGGCGATGCGCGAGCCCTTGGCGCGGACGTTGTGGGCGTGCAGACCGATGCCCCCTGACCACTTGGAGATGTTGGCGCACTGCTCCATTGTCTGGTAGATGCCGCCGATGGAATCCTCCTTGATGCCGAGCAGGAAGCAGCTGGACATTTGGGGGCGGGTCGAGCCGGCGTTGAAGAGGGTAGGGGTTGCGTGGATGAAGTACTTCTTTGACATGAATTCGTACGTCTTTTTGACGCGCGCAATGTCATCACCGTGGATACCGAGCGCGACGCGCATAAACATGTACTGGGGAGTCTCGCCGTGGTTCAGGTAGCTCTTTTGCATCGTCTTGATACCGAAAAATCCAAAATCATAGTCGCGGTCGTGTTGAATCTCAGCATCCAGATCGAGCGCGACGCACTTCATGAAGTAGTCAGAGACGACACCGCGGATATGCAGACCGACCATGGCATCGCTAAAAGTTTTGGGACAATTTTTGTGCATATCAGAGACGATGATACGGGTCGCGAGTGTCTCGTAATTAGGGTTCTCGGTCACCATGTCGATGGAGACGTCGGCGCTGAGAGCATCCACGTCACTGGTCTTGATTCCGTCGTACATTGACGAGAATACCTTTTGGGCCACCTTGTCAGCCTGGACACCCTCGAGGTCCGCGCAGAGCTTGTGGATACGCTTGGTCACCTTGTCGAACAGCATGGGCACTTCATCTCCGGAGCGCTTGATGACACGCATTCTTATATAAAACATTTGTCTCTTTTTTTTAAGTGGTCGGTACGCAGGTCCTGGGTCGAAATTTTATTGGTATGATATAATAATGGCTACGCGTATCGAGCCGACTCCTCTGAGCAATTCATACTTTTCTGATTTCAACCGCGAGTCTCTTCACCTGGCCATCATCGAGGAGGCGCGCAAGCGCACAGGGTATGTCATCGACCGTCAGAGCGACGGTGACCTTCAGGCCTATATGAAGGCTGTATATGTGAACATGATGCGCGACCCCTTCCAGAACGTCAAGGGTCAGCTCGAGGCGATGAATAGCGCGGTGGTGACCCAGGCTATGCGCGACGTCTTGCCGGGTATCCTGCAGCAGCTGATTTACCTGCGCGACTCGAGCACCCTTCCGGCCCCCCTTATAAATGCACAGAACACGAGCACCCGTGGCATGAAGATGGGTCAGAACAACAAGTTTGCATTTTAAGTCTGGCCGATGGGGCCAGCTGCTTGTCGGGATCCGACCCTTCGTCTCGATTTTAAAAACATTTATATAAAATAATTTATGAAGGCGCTGGATGAGATACTTATTGGGTTCCTCGTCTTTTTCCTGATTGAGCGCGGTCTGCGTCTGGGCAGTAGTCTAAAGTATGGCAGGCCAGAGGATACCAAGGTGCTCCAATTTGAGTTTTGGATACTGGTGGTGGCAATGGCGACAGTGATGATATTCCGTCGGAGAATAGGTAGCGTGAATCTATGATAAGGGTTTGAACAGATAAGTATGTATGATGAATCAGTACCGTGACGAGACGTACGAGCTGTGCCGTACGAAAGGATGGGACAAGGCACCCGTTCAAACGGTATGGCTTTTGCTCACAGAGGAGATTGGCGAGCTGGCGAGTGCCATCAGGCAGCACCAGCGGAGTTTCAGAAAGACTGGCCTAAAAAAAGACAAGGGGACTGATATTGTAACTGAGATGGGGGATGTTTTCAGTTATCTGTTCCAGTTGTCGTACATGTTGAATGTTGACCTTGACCATATGTGGAACATCCACCGAGAAAAGATGGCCACAAAAGTTTATCTTCGTACATAGTAACGATGGCACTGTCAATGCTGGTTGATGACCAGCTCAGCATGAATCGCATTAACCCGTACACGCTTACGGGGACTTTTGGTGTACCCACTGACGGCATGTATAAGACGCCACTGGATGCACAGTATACAACAGAAATTGACCCAATCCCAGCCGAGACCGGGACCGTCTTCCCGGACGATACCCCGGACCACTTTGCGCCGAGCCGCATCAACATGTCCAGCGGCATGATGGCCAACACGGTAGGTGACAGAGGTAACGCACCGTTCGCTATGTTCCCAGCGCGCAAATACCAGTATGATGATGGACACGTTACATTTATGCGCCCGTCCATGCCCGGTGCCAAGCGCGTCGTCTCGGATAACAGCACACTGATTATGCTTCTCGTGGCGCTCGCAGCTATCCTGTTTGTGTTTCGCAAAAATCTCAAGTAAAACTAGATGACTATCAACCGGTTTTATCAGCTGGCGAACCAACGCCGGAACAATAAGATAAACTTGCGCCCAAACCCCAGACTACCACCGCTCAACCAGAATCTTAGACTAAGCGTAGCACAATTGAAACCAACTTATATAAGACTGTCTGTGTTGGCTGGGAACAAGAGCGTAGCGCACCTGAATGTCCAACCAAGAAACCTTTGGATACTGAATAATAACAAGCAAAAAACAAGCAGAAATAGCCGCAGAGGTGGCCGACAGGTACAAGTTCTTTATCTGGCCCATGGCGAGACTAATAAGAACTTTCGTCAAAGAGGTATAGGTGAGTATCTGCGCCGTCTCGCGAATAACATGGCACGCAATGCAGGGTTCTATGGGACAAATCAGTTGTCCACAAATTTAGAGGCGAACAGTAACAGCAACAATAACGCACCACCCGCGTCAATATCAGCCTCGGGACGAATAATGACACGACTGGGTTTCAGACGTGTCCCTACACCAAATTCAGAATATGTAAATAATTTTGCATATTATTTTAGAAAAGTTTATAATCATAACCACAAGAGAAAAAGGAACAACTCGCGGGGGTGACCCTTCGGGTCAAATTTTATTAATTTTTTGTCCAATGACCAAGGGGAGTTTAGACTCGAGCAAGGCGCGTTCCTTCAGTTTGCGCTCAGCAGCCCCCTTGCACAGGTGCACCTCAAGTTGTATGCAGCCATAGCAGCAGCTGGAAGAACACTCCTTGCATACAAGCATCGCGTTGTTCCGTTTGCAGTGTGGGCATTTCATTCGCTCTGTATATAACAGATATATTCATTAAGTGGTGTGTACGGTGTCAAATCGAGTTCAACCTCGCACAGACCATCGCGTTTCGCAGCCTGGACCCGCTCCCAGAACGCCTCCATGACCGGCAGCGCATCCGCAAACCACTGCCGGTCGCGCTTGACCCTGACGACATTAAACTCTTCGGGCTTTTCGCCAGCCGGCCGGTACTGGATGAAGTCGCAATCCTCAAAGTCCAAAATCTCGAGCAGCAGCTGAATCTGTGGCATGTAATGCTTGGGCACCTTGGACTCAATCTTGCGAGACAGTGGGCACTTGATTTCGATGAGCATCCCATCCTCTGTCACACCGTCAGCGGAGCCTCCGAGCCACTTGTGAACAGGGTGCTGTACGAGCCCAATCTCATGGCTCTTCTTGTTGTACCGGGCGTCGTACAGGTCGCGCGCGATGGGCTCGAGCAAAGTGCCGTGTGCCGTCGCGGCGTTCCCTGCCCACTTGAGCTTGAGCACCTTTTTCATAAGGAGTTTGTCAGGGGTTTCGTAGTGATTGTCACCGAGCGCAGACGCGACATCACTGGCTGTCAGCATCCCCTCACGCAGCTGGAGCCAAGCCTCTGAGCGCTGGTCATGGTATGTTCGACCGAGGAGCTCTTTCACCCTTGGGTCCATTACTTTTAAATCGCGGGTCTGTTTTAAGCAACATTTCAGCCGCATTTTGTTCAGCCTCCTTCTTCGTAAGAGCAAAGCCTGACCCACAGTCCATACCATCAACAAATACACTGATGAAGAATCGGCCATTTGTGGTTGTGATATGGCGGTAGTCAGGTGTGGGTATCTTCATGGCTTGGCACATGCGCATCAACTGGTCCTTGTAGTTGTCGTCATCCAAGTTTAGTTCAATTTTTTCAAAAGAATTCATAATAAATTGTTTTGCATAGACCATCCCGAGGTCGAGGTAGATGGCACCCACAAACGCCTCGAACACATCCTCGAGAATGTTGTCGTTGGTGTTCCAGCCGTTGCGTATACCCTTTTCATCCATGAGGATATACCTGTCCATCCCCAGTTTCTTCGAAATCTCACAGAGCGTCTTCCCTCTGACCATCTTGGTACGCGCCTTGGTCAGGAAACCCTCTTGATGTTTTTCGTACAAGTCAAATAAGTGCTTGGTTATAATGAAACCTAGCACAGAGTCCCCCATAAATTCAAGCGTTTCATAGGACCCCGTAAGTCCCTTGTAACGTTTGAGAGCAGATTTATGCGTAAATGCGCGACGATATAGACTGACATCTTTCACCTTTGTACCCACGAGAGTAGACAGTACTTCGCGTGGGAGCAAAGGAAGCTCTTGCTCCTCTTCGGTTGACATTGTTATATTATATTACACACAAATTCTTAAGTCCCTTTTCACGCCGCCGACTTGACCACCTTGGGGCGAACCTTCTTCTCCTTGGGCGCCTCGGTGGCCGCCTCTGCTGCTACTGGCTTCTCCTTGACGGCGACCGGCTTCTTCTCCTTGGGCGGGGCGGGCGGCTTGACCTCCTTGATGTAGTGCGGGCTGACAAACTTCTGCAGGTTCAGGAACGACACCTCCTCGCCCTCGGGGGGGTTCAGGAGTGCGCGCAGGGTGTCATCCATCAGAATCACCTTGCCATTCTTCAGGCCGCGCTCCGACACGTAGGCATTCACAAACTTGGTCACCTGCGTACGGGAAATCTTGTCGTCTTCGGCCAGACCCAGGAACTTCTGCAGAGCTGGGGTTACGCTCTGGGGCTTGTTGAAGCCGTTGTTCTTGGCGCGCTCAGCCGCCTTCTCACCGCTGGGGTCGCCGATGTACTGACGAATCTTACGGACATCCTTGCGGAGGCCCTTCAGCTCCTTGGCCAGCAGCTCGAGGGTAACGGGGGTCTCGTTGACAGATGCCATCTTTCTACTATACACTAGACCCAGGGCTTTAAGTGCTTACAGGAGGAGTGCAAGTGCAAGTGCCATTGTTCCAATGAATGTGACCAAGGGTCGATTATCAGTTTCTGCAACAGGGGGTCTCTCAGGTGGCTGACTTGTCAGGATGAGCGGATAAGGCTTGACTGGCTGCGGGTCCGTGTACGTACCAGGTTTAGTGACTATGGTCTGCATGTACATAGGGTCTGACTCGAACGCCCGTACCCACTTCTGGACAGAGGGCTTGTCCGAGATGGGCAGGTTGTCAGTAAAACCATACGGCATTTTTGGATTGCCGCTTGGTTGCAAAGACTGGTTAATCTCGGGCTGGCGTCCAGTACAGGCATTCTTGCAGCACGCCGCCTTGCACGGACGAGTGTGACCCTTCTCCCGGTCAATAAATGCACAAAAAGTTTTCCCAGGCTCTGAGGGAGAGGGCAAGCACGCGCAATCAGGCGAACAGTTTGTTGCGCTCATTACAATTAATTAATATTTTTGTTGATAATAAATGGAGTACGGTACCCCAGTCAAGCTCCCGGACGGTCGCTACTTTCTGAAGATGGCTAATGCGTTGCACCAGGTGAACGGTGTCAAGCTGGTTGACTCTCTGTCAGGCAGCAACATCTCTTTCCAGATTCCAGAGGCGGGTCGTGAAATCATCAGCAAGTGTGACGAGGAAATTATCAGCAAGGCGAAGGAGTCCAAGGTGGAGTGGTTCGGCAAGGAGCTGAGTGACGAGACCATCCAGACCGCCTTCCAGGATTCGCTGACGGAGGACACGCTGTCGGTCGCACCAGCCAAGCTCAAGGGTGAGGTGGTTCTGACGGCGTTCGACATGAAGAAGAATCAGCTCGAGCTCCAGGAGGTGAAGGAGGGCACGACGTGCGATGTTCTGTTCGAGCTGGCCGGTCTGTGGTTCCTCAAAAAGTCGTTCGGTCCCATCTGGCGCATCGTCCAGGTCCGTGTGCGCGGGGCCCCCAAGTCACCCATCTTTTCCAAACAGTACCTGTTCAGCGACAGCCCAGAGGATGATGAGGGTGAGGCGGACCCAGCCGACTACATCGACTAAGTAAAAAATATTTGTAGATTAATATAAATGGCAATGAACCGTCGTGCCCTTTTCGCCCTTCTGATTGTGGCCGCTCTGGTGATTTATTTCTTCTACCCAAGCTGCCGCTCCAGTATGTCATATTACAGCTCAGGTGTTGGTGGCGCCGATCTGCCCGTCAGCAAGGCGGAAGGCCTCGGCTCAGCCCCAGTGTCCGGCATGGGTGGCCCCACCTTCGATGTGTCAGGAGCGGGCCTCATCCCCCGCGAGGTGACAGCAACTGAGGACTTTGGCCAGTTCAGCCCAGCGAATATCCTGAGCGGCCAGAACTACCTGGACGCGCGCTCCCAGATTGGCTACCCCGAGACCATCGGCGGTGTGCTGCGCAACGCTAACCTGCAGTTCCGCAGCGAGCCAATCAACCCGCGCGACCCAGTCAGCATCTTCAACCTGTCCACCATTCCCCCCGACACCATGCGGCCTCGCTTCGAGATTTCACCAGAGTACCAGTAAGTCCTCGATGAAGGCGAAGCCTTCTTTTCTTTCAAGAGAAGGAGGGCCAAAGGCCCTCAGAGGAGAAGGTTCTTCGCGTAAGGTTTGTATTAAAAAAATAAAAAGAATTTTTATAAATGGCTTCTGTGAATGATGATTTCAAGCAGAAGATGAATGAGTGGGTAGCTCTTAAGGCCCAGCTCGCCGCCATTCGCAAAGATACCTCCGTGCTGACCAAGCGCGAGAAGAGCCTCCGCGAATCGCTAAAGAATCATATGAAAAATGCTGAGATTGACACCGTAAAGGTGAAGGAGAAGCTCAAGGTGAACCTGAAGACAACCCCAGGCAAGAAGAAGACTCTGCCCAAGGCTATCCTCGATGTTATCCAGCGCGGTCTCTCCATCTACTTTGGTGGTGACCTTGCGCGTGTCGAGGGTGCCGTGAATGCAATTGTTGATGTCATGCCAGAGGGCCCCGAAAAAGATACCATCAGCCTGACTGGTCTCAAGGCATTCAGTTAAACTTGACCCGCTACTATACAATAAGATGGGTCTGAATGATGAGTACTCGCGTGATGCCTACCTGCCCGAGGATGTTGGTGCCGACCAGCAGGGTCAGGACGACGACCCCTTTGATGAATTTACCCAGGAGGACTGGGAGGATTGGTACAGCGAGGACCTCTTGGACATGTGGATGCCTATCCGCGAGTTTCACGAGTCGCAGTACCTACGCACCCCCATGACCTTCAACCAGTTTTGTGACCACCAATATCATTTTGTTGACAAATATTAAATGATGATGATTGACGTAACCTCCCCCAAGGTTCTTGCCCCCGCAGCCCTGTTCGCGGCACTCCAGCTGGCCCCCAGCCGCCTCGGTCTTTTGCCACGTGCCCTGATTGTGTCCCTGGCGCTCTTTATCGTGTACAAGTACGCACTGAAGCGCACGTTCACAGCGGCAGACCTGGTCGTGCCGGCAGTTCTGTTTGTGCTGCTCACACCAGGACTGGTCGTGATGCTGCCCCCGGGTGGCACCATGATGGAGGCGACCGCCGTGCACACCCTCGTGTTCGCCATCGTGTTCGCTATTATGCGTACCCTTTTTGCAAAGTACTACTAGAAGATGAAATATCTCGCGATTGGCCCTGGTGCCATGGGATACTTTATCTATTTAGGAGTTCTTAGTCGACTAAAAACTACTAACCTTGAGGAAGTGAGTGGGGCGAGCGCCGGCGCCCTCCTCCTGTTCCTGTTTCTCGCGACCAAGGGTGACATCCAGGCCATACTGGATCACTCTATCAAGATTCCCGTGAAACAGCTTATGAAACCAAATATTAAAAACTTTTTTACAAAATTTGGGTTGGTGCCGACAGTCAAACTCGAAGCCACCATCAAAAAAACATGTAAAAAATTTTTAAAAAAAGATGATGTCACCTTCCGGGAGCTGTACGAGCACAACCCAGTGAAGCTACACGTCTCCGCCTTTTGTGTCGACCTTCAAAGGACTGTCTATTTCTCGGTCGACTCGCACCCAGACATGAGCGTCTGTCAGGCGGTCACCGCATCCATCGCTGTGCCATTCCTCATGAGTTCTGTCAAAATTGGTGAATGGAACTATATCGATGGTGGGACACAAGAAAAAGTTCCTGGTGCCCCCTTCATAGGAAAGAATTTTGAAGAAACTGTTTGTCTAGACATTGATACATGGCACAGACGTGAAGTCAAAGACCTCAAGTCGTACGCCTACTCGATACTGTCATGCATCAGTGGCCTTCGCCACTCGTACAATTTTAAAACAATTAATGTACCTATTGAAAATTTTGATATTTTTAATTTTTCGTACACGTCAGAAGATAAACTGCGAATGTTTATGCTCGGTCACAGAACTTCACAGTAGAGCCTTGTCGGCTGGCACATCCTCCACTTCCGGCTCCTCCTCCTCCTCCACTTCTGGCACCTGCTTCAGTGACTCCTCAATCAGTGCAGCGGCGCGCGCGACTGGCACATCCTCCTGCTCAATCGTCTGTGCAACCTGGTCCACCACGGGCTCTGCCACGGGCTCTGCCACGGGCTCTGCCACGGCTAC